CTCATTTCCCGCCCGGTTCAGGTGAATTCCGTCGTAAGTCAGACCGGCCTGAATTGTTGCTGGGGATCCACCGGCCGTGACGATGCTGTCCAAATCGTAGACGCCAAATCCCACGGAACGAATCATGTCGTTGTACTTTGTGCGCACTGCATCTTGGCCCGCAGTCGCGGTCGAGGAAGGAATGACAGTTCGCAAGATCGGAAGCGTCCCCCTGGCCTTCAATGCCTTAGCGATCTGTATCGACAACAAGAAGCCAGCTGGAACTAGCGACTCGCTAAAGGTGCTGTCGTTGACAGAGAAAGGCTGGATGACAGCGAATGTCGGCGCAAAGCTGGGATCGTTGAGCAGCAGATTGAACCGGTTAAGGTAGTGCAGACTTGTGCGCCCCTCGTAGCCAAAATTTGCAATGTGGATTCTGCTGCCAGCAGCGTTCAGGGAATTCGCAGCAATGTTGGCCCATGAATACCCAATCGGCTGCACCAAAGGTGTTCCAGTACCCAAGCCCAACGTCGTGGAGTCACCCGCATTAATGCCGCTGATCACCTTTGAATTCACTGGAACGATTTCCAGGTAAGAGCAAGGCATGTAATAGCAGGGGTTGGTGGTCGGGGTGGGAAAGCTGTTTTGGTTCGCGGTTACGTAGTCCCCACCAGACTTCAAAAACTGAGTCGACTTCAGATTGGGTAGCAGCGTATTGATTGTGTTGGGCCAATCCGTCACCGGACGGCCCGCGTTGCCAACCATGCACCTTCCCGTCCCACTCGCGAGCTTGGTGCCCACGTACACGTAGCCGCCCAAACCCCCATCAGTCGGGGCCGGGATGTTCAGTAGTGCCCAGGGGCTTGCCCCGAACCCAACCAGACCATCGTTGGCTACAGAGGCCGAGGCCGCGGAAAGCGATACAGCCCCAGATGCGGTTGTAGTCCATGAGGCTGCCGAGCCATCCGCATTGAGCGGGTTCAGATCGGAAACCGAGCGCCCTGCAGCCAAAGAAACTGCATCGACGGTTGAGGTGGTTGTGGCATCGGTCTCGTACCAAGCACGTACGGCGCAAGGGCCAGTAAATGGTGTTTGAAAGATCTGTCGAAACGACGATGCGTCAAATGCCGAGAAATTCTGCGTGTTCAGGAACGCCAAGATCATGCTGCTGGGTGGACGAACACGCGATGTCTGCCCATTGACGGCCTGTTTTGATGCGAGCCAACCGGGCCCATGCACGCTCAAATCTTCAATGAAGCTCATTGCGCCACCCACTTGCTTTCTGCCGAGATCAGGCCGGCGGTCAAGGTGAAGGTCTTTTTGTACTGGGCCCCAGTCCAATGAGTCACGGTGATCGCCGTGATGTTGCCCGAGGCGTCGCGGGTGTATGCCTTGTCCAGGCTGTCGGGGTGGATCACCACACCATCGCTCGCGACGACGGATCCCGAAAGAACCACCCCCACCTCACCCCAATGCTGTTGGAACTGACCCAGATCCAGAAGAAGCTTCTTGGTCTGGTCATCGCGTACCGAAATTTCTTTGTCAGACATCGAGATCCCCTCAGAGTTGAGACGCAGCCACAAACAGCTGGTCGATTTGTTGATCAGTCAGGCCAAGAGCCTGGGCAATTGAGGCCACCAGGGGCCAGTCGCGGCGCACGTCGGTGGCCGAGGTCCAGTCGATCTGTGCGGCCCGGCGCTCTGTGTCGTCTGCAATGCCGGCAATGGCCTGGTCGGCCAGATCGAGCAGGCCGGCCGCAAGCAGCGCTCTCTTGGCCTGGCGCATCGAGACCGAGATCGGGACGACAGGCACAGGGATGACGGGCACCTCGGGAGCCGCCGGGGCCACAAACCCCGCCTCAGCGCTCCAGGCCCAGCCAATGCCCACCAGGCTGTTGTCGGGCAGCTGTTCGACGTGCTGATACTTGTCTGCGATCAGCGCCACAAAATCGGGATCGGCCACGATGCGGTTGACTACGGCGCCCGCGTTGATGAGTGCGTATTCCATGGGTCAGACCTCCTGCCACCAGGCGCGCACGAAGCCTGAGCCACCGGAGCCACCAGCGCCGCCGGTGCCGCCAACGCCGCTACCACCGCCGCCACCACCGCCGCCACCAGAATTTGCGGCGCCATTGGTGCCCACACCGCCATCACCACCATCGCCACCACCGTCGTTGCCGACGCCAGCCGTTCCACCGCCCCAGCCGCCACCACCACCGCCACCACCGCGCCCGTTGGCGCCAGGGCTGCCATTGCCGCCCGGTGCAGTACGGCCCACCGTCTGACTCATGTCATAGCCGGGGACACCGCCCGGTGACATACCAACGGCGGCATTCGACAGCGCGCTGCCGGCATAACCACCGATGGCCGTTTCGGCTCCGAACGACGTGCTGCCGCCCTGGGTGTTTGAAGCACCGCCAGCGCCGATCACGACAGCTGTAGGCCCGGTCACAACCACCTGGACCAGGCGGCGCTGACCACCGCGGCCACCGCGGCCTGGATAGCTACCGAAAGGTGCACCACCACCTCCACCAGCCACAAGCTCCACCCACACACGCCCACCAGCAGCCAGAAGGCCGACAGAAGGTGTGAAGGTCCCCGAGCTGGTGAAGTCCTGGCTGCGCAGCTTGCCGCCGCCAGCCGGAAAAAGTTCACTCGCGTTCATCAGCAATACCCCCTTGTTGCATCCTCGAAATACAGATCCACCCCCATGCCAGGCATGTCGATGTACAGGTCACCAGGGCTACGGCCGCGGCACTTCGTGATGCCGAAGCGCACCACGGCGCCGACGCTGCCAGCCACCTCACGCCAGCCGGTGTAGTCGCCCTTGTAGACAGGGGTTGGCAGGGTCAGGGTGATGCCGGTGGCAGCGATCAGGTAGCGCACGCCCACCACGCCCGGCGTGTCTGCGGTAATGGTCTGAGTGGGCGTCACGCCCTGGTCCATGGCGGTCCAGTCGGCAGTCACACCGGGCTCACTCGCGGCCACGTTGGCCAGGTTGTTGAGCAGCAGCCAGAAGTGGCCGTTGTGCTTGACGCAGGCGGGCTTGGCCAGGGCGCCGGCCAGGCTCGGCCACAGGCCTTTGAAATTGGCCGACCCCAGCGCGATGGCCGTAGACGTGGCAGCGGTCGCTGCACTGGCGGCTGCATTGCTTGCATAGCCGCTGGCGGTATCGGCCCAGCCTTCGGCAACGCCTGCCTGCTCATGGGCATAGCCCGCATTGGCAAGCACGTTGTCGCCCAGGGCCAGCAATTGAGTCCTAAAACTCGGCAGCGCACTCGACCAGGCGAAAGCATCGGTGTCGAATGCCGCCTCATCGTCATCGGGGTCCGGTGCTGCGGGCAGCACATCTACGGTCGGTACCGGATAAGTCATTCGGAGAATCCTCTGATTGATAAATCGATATAGGCGTGGGCATTGCCCGCGTAATTCACATCACTGGACGATGCGATCCCAAATGCGCTCAGGCCGCCATAGCCAGGCACGCCTGTCGCGAACCAGGCCATGGGCGTATCCAGCGCGTCCTGCAGAAGCAGCAGCGCGTTGTCTGCCATCGATCTGGGCAGGTGGACGCGGCATTTGAGGTTGGTGGCCTTCGGGCGCTTGATGATCGTGACCTGGCCGTCCTCATCAAAATCGATGTAGGAATAGGCCACGGGCGAGGCCGTGGCCCCGTACTCCACACCCGACTCACCGCCCACGCCAAACAGCGGCTGCAGGCGCCCCAGGACAATCATCCCGACTGCCCGCCGACGGGTGCCACCGGCCTTGATCTTGACGGTGACAAGCGCAGCTGGGCGGATGGGTAAATCGAACACCGCAACCTTCGGAATCCGACGCCTGGCGCCGAACAGATAGTCGTACCAGCCTGTCGGCGGTTGCTGCAGGCGGCCGCTGTAGGTCTGCAGCAGCGCACCAGAGGCCGACTCGTGGACCGTGATCTCCCACTCCCGACCCTCGCAGCCGTAAAGCGCAACGGAGCGGCAGAACCGAGCAGTGATCGGGAACACGAGGTCAGTCGACGTGCTGTAGGCCTGGGTGTTGGCATACAGGTCAAACGGAGCCCAACGCACCGTTGCCCGCATGTCTTTCCAGCGCGTTGTATCAACGTCCGGAGAGACCGAGCTGGAGCCCGTGGCCGCGGATCGGTACACCCGGTGAGTGCTCACCAGGTGGACCTCATCACCCTCGTTGTAGGCTCCAGCGGCCCAGGCGGGCGTCGGGTCTTCCGGTATCGAAACACCCGCCCCCAGCAACCCATCCGTGATCGCAATAGGTTTGATGAATCTCATACTGCTTTTGACCTCATCATGTTTCCACCCTCAGTGACGTCGTTGAGCAACGTGCGAACCGTCTGCATGGCCTCGCGAGACAGGCGAGCCTCCTCGCGCAGCGCGGCAACCTCTGCGAGCAGCGCCGACGAATCAGCACTGCCCGAACTACCCCCCACCCCTGCCCCACCGGCTGCTGGGTTGTAGGGAGCGGGCACCACCGCCTCCCGCTCATGCAGGTAAGCCAAGCCCGCCCGCGCCACATAGTTCGTGCCGCGGGACAGGAGCGGGATGCCCAGCTCAGCCGCTTGTCGCTCGGCCTCCGACTTGTTCAGCGGGTTGCTTGCCCACGACTTGAAGTCGTCGGCGCTCCACCCGTAGACCGCGCCGTAATAGCCGGCCAACGTGGTCGCTTTTGCTGGGTCGGACGTGTTGAACGTCGTGCCCTTGCTGCCGCCACCGACAACGAATGCCGGAGATGCACCGCTGGTAGGCCGAGAGCCAGACCCACCACCACCGACGACAAAAGCAGGCGATGCCCCAGTGCTGCCACTGCTGCCGCTACCGCCGCTCGATCCGGAAGAGCCTGAGTCCTTGCCCGTGATCGCATCGGTCAATGCCTGTATGGCATCGGCGACGCTGAGCGTGGCCTCGTGGGTGCCCTGCGCGATCTCGATCTGCTCTTTCCAGTAGGCGAGCGTTTTATCGAGCTGAGCGATCTGCTCATCGATACCGGCCAGGGTCTTCTCAGCAGTCGAAAGCTGGGTGCCGCTGACGTCCTTCAGTGCAGACAACTGGGCCGCCAGCACCATCCGCTGGTAATCACGTTCGGCCGCCGTTGCGTACACAGATGAGTCGATCTGGCCCTTTACCGTTGAGATCGCGTTTGACAACTCGGCCTGATCAGGCAAAGCACCCGTCGTCAAGGCGGTCTGCAGAGCCTGGGAAATGAAATGCCGAGCCTGCGCCGCCGACTGGGCGGTCGTACTGGTGACGCTGTTAAGCAGATCGCGGATGCTGCCGTCCAGCAGATCAAAAACACCCTGCAGTTCGTCCTTCAGCGACGACACAGCCTCACGCTGAGTCGAAAGCGCCGACTTCTGCGCATCAACCGCTTTCTCCAACGAGGAATAGGCAGCGTTCATCGCATCGTTGCGGGCAGTGATCGCATCAGCCTTGGCTTTTTCTGCGGCCGCCTTATCGTCAGCCGCCTTTTTGTCAGCCGCCGCTTTCAGGTCCTCAGCCGAATCCGTCACCGACGCGAATGCGCTGGCCAGGTTCATCAAAACCGCGTAGTTCTTGCGGCCCGCCTCGGTGTTCAGATCCTGCGCGTCCACCAGGGCACGGAATTCCTCCCGTGTCTTGGGCACGTCCAAACCTGCATCCGTCAAGGTCTTGGTGATGTTGGCTTTGGTCTGGGCCTTACGCTCTTCCTCGCTGTAAAACAGGCTGTAGTAGTTGCTGACCAGGGAGGTTAGGTTGTCCAGGCCGCCGACCAACTCCATGATCCCCGAGGCTGCATCGAATGACAGGTCCTTGAGGTTCTTGAGCGGCAGGGCATCAGCCATAGCCCCCAAGCTGTTGACGGCCGTGATCTGATCGTTGATCAGCTTGATCAAGGCATCGGCATCATCCGAAGACAACGACTCAGCCGTGACGTCCTTGAGCTTCTTTTTGACCCACTCAGGCACATCGGTGACGGACTGCAGAGCCTGGATGTAGCTCTGCTTCAGATCCAACGCGAAGTTGGCCGAGGCAGTCGCAGCATCAGGGCTGTTGGTAGACCACTTTTCGTACAACGTGCCAGCGTAGTTATCCCCCTCGCCCGACTCGCCAAAGAACTTGCCGTTGGACAGCGAGCCCCCAGCGAATACACCACCCCGGCCATTTCCAGAGGTCTCCAGACCGGCCCAGAACCCTGTCAGGCGGGCCGAGCTGCCCAGGGCCTTCAGGGTGGCATCGATGCCCGCTGCGGTACCGGCGACAGCAGCACGAGTGGCCTTCTCGGCAGCGCCCATGCCATCGGCCTCGATCAGGTAGGCATCACCGTTCGTTACCCTGGTGCGCGACCCATCGGCATTCAGAGAGTTATCGCGGTTGTACTGCTGGCCAACGTACTGGTAGCTTTCGCCTCGACGGTTGTTGTTCACTGTCCCGTCATAGGCCACCGCGTATTGCCCACCGGTGCGGGTTTCACCGCCATCAAGGCTCGACAGGATCTTGTAGGCGGCGTAGGCAGCGGCGATATAGGGGAGATATGCACCTACTGTTGAAGCAGCTCCTGAGAGCGTGCCGGCACCATACCCCTGCATCATTGCGGAGCCGGTCTGCGCAGCAGTACCACTCATGCCAAACCAGCTTTGTGTAGTCGCCAGAGCTGCAGTCCCTGCAGCTGAGCCGACACCAGTGAGGCCCAGGGCATTCGACCCCATCGATATCAACCCCGCTCCGCCACTGCCATTGATACCCAGTGACCCCAAGATGTTGGCCGCAATGTTGATCACCCAGGGCCGTAGCACCAGCTGATACAACATGTCCAGCAGAGAGGCCTTGAGGGTCTGGCTGAGCTTCACAAAGACGTTGCTGCCACCCTCCCAAATGTTGGTCCACACCTGCTGCGCGGTGCTGTCCACAGAGGAGAGGATCCTGTCGGTTTCGCTGAGGGCCGCGCGGTTTTTGACGATCGATTTGGAGATCTCAGCCCACTCACGGGCCTTGTCCTTGAGGGCATCTTTCTGATAATCCTCCAGCTCCATCTGGTCGATTTCGCGCAGCTTTTTGGCCAGCTCCAACTCAACGCGACGAACCTCAACCAAGGTCTGACGGGCCTGGGTGGTCTGCCCCAAAAGCGTTGCCTCGTACTGGACCAACTCATTCGAGTCAGAGGCCGACTGGATCGCCTCGTTGGCAGCCACAGTGCGTTGCTGCCAGAGCTGCATCGTGCGCGCGGCGTACTCAGCGCGCTCCTTTTCCGACTGCGCTGCTTGCTCAGCCGCGTTCTGCTCGGTCTGCGTGCGCAACTTGGCAGCCTGCACATCGCGATCGAGCACAGCAGTCCGGGCCAGCAGCACCTTGAGGGCTTCACGCTCGGTCTCGGTCAGCTTGATGCCGGCCGCATCCATGTCGCTGAGCACCTTGACACGGAACTTCTCGCCCTCGGTGAGCTGCCTGCCCACTTCGATCTCGGCCTGGCTGGCGTTGATGCGCTCCTGGATGCGCTTGATCAGCTTGTCGTACTCGGATTCAGCCGCGGCTTTGCCGGTGCCTGTTTCAGTGGGCTTGTAGTCAAGGGCCTTCTTGGCCTCTTTTGCAGATGCACCAATGGCGTTGAGCTCTTCGAGCCGGGCCCGAAACTTGGCGCCCATGGTCTGGTTTGACCAGGTGGCATTGATGTCCTCGCCACCAGCCGCAAGGGCAGCCAGCGCGCCGCGCGCATTACCGTTGGCCAGGGCCACGATCGCGGCCGCTACGCTGCCCATGCTGAGGCCGAGGGACTTGAATGCACGCCAAGCAACCTCAACCACGTCGACCACATAGCTCACGCCTGTGACAGCATCGAGGGTCCATTGACGGATCGATCCATCGTCAGCCAATGCCTTGACCTGGGCCTTGAGCCCACCCGTGCCATTGACCAGCTCCAGAACGGATTGGACGGCAATGTCCAGCGCCGGGATCATGGCGTTCGCCAGGGTCTTCTTCCAGGCATCGCCGCTGGTGGTCAGGCGGGTCCAGTTGTCGCTCAGGTTGTCGGCCGCAGCAGCCTGCTCAGTGGTCACCTTGGCCTGCAGATCGCTGACGTCAGCCAGGTCTTTCAGGAACGGCAGGAGCTTCGCACCCTCTTTGCCGTACAGGTCCATGGCGATGGCGCTTTTCGAGGCGCCATCCTTGAACTCGCCCATCGCATGCGCGACGGTCATCATTTGCTCTTCGGGCTTGAGCGCTCGAAAAGCCTCCAGATTCAAGCCGAGGGCCTGCACCGCACGGCCGGTGCCCTTGCTTTCCTCGGTCGCCGACGAGAGGTTTTTCGTCAGCTTGTTCATGCTGCTGACGATGGCATCCGCGCCAACATCGGAGTACTTGCCGATGCTGGCCAGGCCGCTCAAAGCCTCGACCGTGGTGTTGGCCTGGATCGCCAGGTCATTGAGGGCAGCGCCGCCCTCAATGGCCCCGGAGATCAGGTTTTTGAAGGCATTGATGCTGAGGCCGGCCGCAATGGTGCCGGCGATCGCGCCCACGGTGGACGCAACCCGGGCCTGCATGCCGTCCACCGCGTCCTGAATGCGCTTGGCAGCGGCCAGCGCATCCTGCTCGCTTTTGCCAAGAGCCTGCGTGTACTGCGCATGCTCCAGGGCGAGCTTGACCACGAGAGAACCGAGAGCGGCCATGGCGTTCAGTCTTTCTTTGTTGCTTGGATCTCGCGCTCGGCATCAATGGCCGCGGCTGACATCAAGGTCAGCTCTTGCATCAGCCGGCGATGCCGGCGGCGAGGTTGGGTTTTGTCGAGGTGGGCAGCGATGCGATCGGCCGGCAGGCTGATTCGCACCAATTGCCCCGTGGGCCTGAAGGCGCAATCCCACTGGTGCTGCAGTTCCAGAAAGATCTGCACGGTGGGCCAGGTGTGAGCCTCGACCAGGAATTCGGCAGAGGAATCACTTGCAGCCTCAGCGGCTTCGGCCTCAGCCGCCGCCAGTCCATCAGGGCCCACACCCAACAGACGCAGCCCTTCCAGCATTCCGCCTTCCAGGCGCATCGCGGGCTTTGGTGGGCGCTTGCCGGCCCACCATTGCGCCGCCTCGATCAGGCTTTTGGGGACTTGACTACGCCTCCCCAGAAGGCGCGATTGATTTCGACCACTGCAGCCGGGATCGCCAGCAGCGCAGTCTTGTTCTCGGGACTGAACTCGACGGCATTGCCATCGTCATCCAGCAGGCCGACAACACCGACCAATTTGCGCTCCAGAACTTCTTTGGGCTTGAGGTCGCGCAGCTCATCGAGTTCATCAGTCGAGGGCTGCAAAAAAGTGGCGTCCAGAGTGTTTTTCTCCCAATGCCCCTTCTCACCCATGATGTCGATCTGGATGTTGCGACGGGTGAATTTGCCGCTGGTGTTGAGCTTCATTGCCATGGTGGTACTCCGTAGTGGTTGGAAAGTTGGAAAACAAAAAGGCCACTGCGCCGGGTGGCGGAGTGGCCTGAGGAGATGCCCGGATGCCCCGGGCGGGCTTACTTGAACGTGAGGATCAGCTCATCATTGCCAGCCGACGGCGGCAACATGAAATTCATGCTCAGCATGGCGACGCTGTCCTGGTCCTGAATGGTTGGCGCGCTGCTGATCTGCAGAGCAGGCGCATCGATCTGGACGATGTTCCCGACGGACGTGCCATGCACCAACTGCAGCGCCCCCTGAGCACCCTGCTTAACGGCCAGGCCCCAGTTTTTGGAGGCGATGGTGTCCAGCTCGATGGTCATGCTGCCGGCAGGCTTGCGGTCAGGACTGATGGCGCCCTTGAAGCCGATGATGTCGCGGTAGGTCTGCTGCGCGGCCAGGTCAAAGCTCAGGGCCGAGCAGGCGGCAGCCACACCATGCACCGTGAAGGTCGGGGTGTTGTCCTTACCCACGGTCACCGGCTGAGTGAAGCCGGTGTACACCACACCGGTCGGCATCAGGACGTCGGTGGCATCGGAGTAGTTGCCCATGAATTTGAATTTCATGACAGGGATCTGCTTCGCGTTCAGCTCGATCGACACCGTGGCATTGGTATCGGTCATCGTGAACAGCAGGCCGTCCAGGTAACAGTACAGAGTGAGCAGCGGCTCACCCGTGCTGACAGGGGTGTACACGACCGAGGTGCCTGCCGTGACGGTGGAGGCAAAGCCGCAGGCCTTGAGCAGCGGGTCAAACTTGGGCACGGTGCCGGCAGCGCCAGAACCAGCCAGTTCCACCTCGCATTCAAAGGTGCGGTGCACACCGACAGCCAACTGGGGGCTGCTGCCCTTGTACGGGCGGATCAGGGCGCGGTCCACAAATTCCGCGTTGATCAGGCTGGGCGTCGTGGCCCGGGCCAGGATGGCATTGGTGCCAGGCACCGGGACGACCGGAGTGCCTCGCACGGACTGCACCGCTGCGAGCACCAGGATCTGCTTCATGCTTTTGGACATATCGACCTCAAGGTTCAGAGTGGATGAATGCCTGGGGATCAGGCAACGGTGGGAGGCAGTTCGGCGCCGCCGACCCGGGTGCGTTTGCCCGTGGCGGGGTCGAGTTCGTAGTCACCACCGATGCCGGCATGCTCATCGGTGATCCAGGACGGCAGAGCCGGCGCAGGTTCGGGCTGTGCAGACGTCTGCACGGAAGTGTTTTGGTTGTCTGCGCCCGTGGCGCTGGAGTCGCTAACGGAGGTCTTGGCCATGTTGGTATTCCTCAGGGTTAAAAAAACGAATGGCGGCCCGATTCGGGGCCGCCATGCGGGGTTTGCGTTGGGCTGCTCAGCCCCGTGTGCGCAATCTCACGTTGATGAATCGCCCGTAAACCTGGGGATCGGGCTCGTAGTCGGCATCTCCCGATCCCTCCTCGTACTGAAACGAGGGCAGGCTGGAGAGGGCGTTGCGCACCAGAGGCTCCAGAGCCTCCAGCTCGTCGGCGTTGGGCGACAGGATCACGACATTGACGTCGTGTGTGACGTAGTTCGCACCGATCACCCAGCCAGGCTCGGGGTCCGAGTCGATCTCGAAGGTGATGGCCGGCCAGACCGGGATGGGCGGCAGTTCGCTGAGCCAACTGTTTGACAGCACGGCACCGAGGGCGGTGCTGACGGCCGCCCGAATGCTGGGTGAGGTCATGAGGAACCCCCTTGCTTTTCCAGCGCCTTCACCAACGCAACTTCCATCGCATCAATAGCCGCCTGTTGAACGTTGACCAAGGCGGGCGCAAGGAATGGCTTAGGACTCGCAAAAGAGGTTGCAACCGCCTTGCGCCTGGCGCGAACGCTGGTGTTCCCATTGAAGCTCTTGGGCAAAAACCGGTGACCGAACTCGACCCAACTCCAGTAGTAAGGGTCATCGACATAGACCTTAATGATTCGGCCTTTGCCGTTGACCTTGAGCTTGGCGTTGCTTTTGGCCTTTCCGGAAAGACTGCTGCCATGCCGGACACCCACGTTGTACTGAGTTGTTCCCTGGGGAGCATCCTTCTCGAACTTGAAGGCAATGTTCTTGATCATTGCGCCGGTTCGCTTTGAACCGTTCGCAACAGCGATGCGTTTCGCCTCAGCCTTCACAATCCGTCCAGCCGCCACAACCATCACACGAGAGGTGCGATTGGTCATGTCGTCACGAACCTCTTTGAAGGCTGCGGATAGCGCCGATGTGTCAATGGTGTTGTTAGCCATTGTTGAGCCCCGTGTCGCACGTCAGGATCAGGTAGCGGTCGGCTTCCTTGAAGTTGTTGACGTGGCGGATGTTGTAAAAGCGCCCCCGGTAAACCACACGCATCTCAGCCGTGATGCCTTCCCGGTAGTGGACGGTGAACTCGGTGCGCTCTTCCGCCACCTGGCCGCCCTGTTTCGTCAGGCGCCGCTCAGAACCGCTCAGGTTGCGCACGGCCGCAAACAGTGGAGAGCCAACGGCCGACCAGGTTGCGGTGTGCCCACCAGCTGCGCCCTTGGTGCGCGCGGGCGCCTCGATCACGATGCGCCGATCCAGCTTGCCCGTATGCAGCATGACCCCTCCTAGAACCTGGGTGGCACGGTGATATCGGCCAACATGGAATCAATGAACGAGACGGGCAGTTCAACCACGGTCTGGCCGGTGATCAGGGTCTCGCGCTGCCCATAGACGGTGGCGGCCTGCATGAGCAGCCAGGTGCGCACCGAAGGGTATGCATCCAGGTCGACGCCAGCGCGGTACTCGATCAGCAAGCGGCCTCGAGGGCGCTCACCCGAGAAATGCAGGAATGACTCGCGCTGCTCGCGCTGGATCTCTGCTGCAGCCTCATCCAGCACCACGGTTGCCCCGCTGCTGTCCCGGTACTCGATGCGATCCACGGCAAAGGCCTGGCCAACGTCGAGGGCTGAGCCGGATGGCCTGCGTTCATCCCAAGACTCCGAGAACTGAGCAGTACGAATGGCCGCCCCCGTCTTGGCTTCGCACTGGGCGATCACCCCGGGCAAGATCACGGTATCCACCAGGCTGGCCTGCATGTCGATCTCATCGATCTTCATCCAAGCCGCCAGGTCAGCCGCAGTGAGTGGCGGGGTGTCGATGTACTGGATTCGACGTGCCATGGCTTACGGGCGGTCGTCGTCAGCGCCACCAGCGCCCGCATCAGTCTTTTCATCCGCCGGGCCGGCGTCAGCCGGGGGCTGGGGGTCGGCAGGCGAAGAGGGCGAGGATTCTGCAGAACCATCAGCGCCCGGGCCGCCTTCAGGCTCGCTGGTGGACTGCGAGGCCTGGCCTGCATTGGATTCGGCACTGCCGGCGGCCGCTTTCTTGCCCGAGGTCGCCCGGGGCTGTCGCGCCGGAGCGGAGGCAGGCGCGGCGGCAGGTGCTGCCGCCTTCTTGTACTCGATCGCGACCTTGCCGTCGACCAGAGCCTTGGCGGTGGCGACATCGAAGCCAGCGATCTCGCGTTCGCCGTAGCCTCGCCAGCTCTTCACGAACTCCAGAATGATCAATTGTTGAGTGCTCATGGCACCTCCAGGTGAGTTTGAAATTGATGAAGGCAGCCCGCCTCAGGCGGGCGCCTCGGAGCCGACCAGGTCAGCTCAGCATGGTCGAGCCCCACTTCACAGCGGTGCCGACCACGATGCTCTCGACGTGGCGCGGGCCGATGTCGTGCTTGGCAATGACGCGCACCAGGGTCTGGTCGCGCTGGAAGGCGCTCACGGTGTTGCCAGCGCCGTCCCTGTAGGAGGCCTCGGCCGAGTAGGAGACCACCAGGTTGGTGTCTTCGCCGATGTAGATATCGGCGAAGTTCACGAAGTAGATCTCGGACTCGTTGGCGCCAACGCCCAGGTTGATCGGGATCTGAGTCGTCAGGGCGAAGGGGTAGCCCTTGAGCTGACCCTTCTCGATCTCGGGATACGCCTTGTTGCCATTGCCGTCACGCAGCGAGCCCAGCCAGCGAATGGTGCGCGGAGCCATGACCCAGCCGCAGGCGCCCATGCTCACGTTGGCGTTCTCCAGGCGCAGCATCAGGCCCGACAAGTAGGTGTCGACCTGCTGCAGGTCAGGGTCAGCCGGGGCCGGCACGATGTTGCCTGCCAGCGCCCAGTAGCGCAGGCCCTTCGGCAGCGCACCGGTGCCGTTCGCACGCAAGAAATTCAAATCCTCCGACAGGCCCATGCTGGCGGTCAGATCGCTGGTCACCAATTGATCGATGCCCGGATTCACGCCAGACATCGCAAGCAGGTCGTTCGAGATCGGAACGATCGCCGCCGCCTTCTTCGCCGACAACTTGAGGTCACCGAAAGTCATATCGGTGGTGGCGATATCGGTTTCCGTCCCGAGATAGGTGACGGCCGTGTTGCCAGTGATGCGCGGCATGGTGAGATTGCCGTTGTTCAGGGGGATGGAGCGGGCCCCCATGCGACGTACCACCGACACCGGACGCAGGCTCTCGATCACATCGGCAGAGAAGTTCGTCGGCACCAACACACCACCAGCGCCGGCCGTGACGGTCGACAGGGCCATGGACACATCAGAGCCAAACCCGCCCTTGGCAGCCAGGTCGGCGGCCAAAGCCTGGTTACCCTGGGCAGCGGCCAGCAGGCGAACCATCTGGGCCATCTTGGCACCCGGGGGCTGGTTGTCGACCACCGAAATGTGAGTCGGGGGGCCGGTAACGCCCTGGGCCGATTCGTTGACCGGAACCGCCGTGGCAGCGTTGGCCCGCTCGGCCGACTCGGCCCGGGCGATCTGGGACGTCAGGCTGTTGATCTGGCCTTCCAGCTCGGTGAAGCGGGCCAGCTCTTCGGCCGACAGCGCGGTGCCGTCGGCTTCCTTCTTCGCGATGGCTTGCAGCTCGGTGTTGAGCTGGGCGCGTTCGCTTCGCAGTTTGAGAACGAGGGACATGGTCTTTCCTTCAGACAAAAAAATGCCCGCTGAAAGCGGGCGGGTGGACTGCCGCGAACGCGGTCAGATTTGGGACTGGATCTGCATGGCGGCGGCACGCACCGACACGCGACCCGATTGGCGCTGCGCCCTGGCCTCGGCCACCGAGCGCGTGATGCTGTCGATCGCATCCTGAGGGGACTGCAGTCGGTCAGCCAGGCCGCTATCGATGGCCGCCTGGCCGCGATACAGGGCGGCCTCGGTAGCTCGGATCTGGTCGACCGTCATGTTTCGATACTCAGCAATAGCCTCAGTGAACATCTGATAGCTGTCCTGGACCAGATTGGTCAGCACTTGCTGAGACTGATCGCTCAAGGGCTCATTAGGCGAGAGGTCATTCTTGTGGGCACCGGCGTAGATCGTGGTGACCTTGATGCCCATTTTTTCGGCCTGCTTCGAGCGGTCCATATGGCTGGCGATCACGCCGATGGAACCCACCCCACTGGTACGGCTCACCACCACATCTGTGCACGCTGCGGCAATCAAATAGCCACCGCTGTAGGCCTGAAAGTTCACGATGCCGGTGATGGGCTTTTGCATCGTCATCGCCCGCAGGTCAGAGGCCAACTCGAATGCACCCGTGGCCGAGCCTCCATTGCTATCGATGTCGAGCACGATGTGATCAACCATCGGATCAGCAACCGCAGCTCTCAGGTCATTGCGCAGGCCCTCATAGCTGGTCATGGTCTCGCAGGCGTTGAGGTGGGCGCCGCGCGCGACCAAGGGGCCATGAACAGGGATCACCGAAACGCCAGTGCTGGCAATGCTGGCCCGGCGGGTGTCCTCGGCCGCAATGCGGGGATCGGGTCCAACGTCATCACGCCACATCCGCTCAATCGGGATAGCGGCGAGGTTGATGATATTCAGGTTCATGACCTGATTGGCCCAGTGGACCCCGATGTCCAACATGTCGGGCGTTAGCAGCAGCGGCTGGTTGAACAGCAGGCCTGCAGCGCGAAGGTGGCTTTTCATGATTTGAGGATCTCCTCGATGTAGGTCTGCTGCATTTCGAGCTGGGCCCGAACAGCAGGGTTCTTCCCATCCGGCTGGGCCTTGGTGGGGTCGATCATGTTGAGAGGCTGCAGGTAGATATCGCCGCCCTTCACCGGTGGCAAGTTCTCCAGGCGCCGGATGTCGTTGACCGACAGCCAACCCCACTGACGCCCGATCGCGTAGGCCTCATAGCGGCTCTTCTGATCGCCCCGCAGCAGGCCCGACAGGTTGAACTCGATGAAGTACTTGGAGCGGTCCTGCGGCAGCAAGAAATCGCGCATGGCCGACTGCTCGTGGCGCTTGGCCCAGGGCAACAAGGCAAACACCACGAACTGAATCAGCAGCTGCTCGATGGTGTTGTAGTTGGCCTTCTCCAGGTCGTTGACCATGGGCAGCGGGATCTTGTAGAGCCGGGCGATATCTGCACCCGACAGCTTCAGGATCGCGGCAACCTCGGCATCGACGTTACTCATCGAGATGGGCTTGAAGGTCATGCCCTCCTGCAGGAGCGCGACTTTCTTGGCGTTGTCCATGCCGCCATACTTCGCACCCCACTGATCAATGATCTTGTCGATCGTGGCCTGGTCTTTGATGGCGGTGGACTCTTTCGGCCGCTCGATCACACCCGACACCGTGGCGCCGTTCGCAAACGATTTGCCGGTGTACTGCCGCACAGCCTGGGCCAGGCCAATCGCGTCGGCATGCAGCTCGATGGGCGACAGGCCCACATAGCCGTTCATGCTGGTCCAGCGCACATGGTGGATGAAGCGCATCGGCAAGGGATCGCCGACCGACGCCACCCGGTAGACAGGGGTCAGGTCAGCCCCCTTGAGCACCGTGATTTTGTCGACCGACAGCGGCCACAGCGCCGTGATGTTGCCATCTTCCCGGCGCTCGATGAACTCGTACCCGTTGCCACGCAAGCCGCACGAGTTTTGCAGCAGATCCAGCCGCTCGAATGGCGTCTGAAATGGATTGGGGCGATACCGCAGCACGTCATAGGCTGGGTGGCTCGACGCGATCTCTCGCTGGCCGCCCTCCTGGCGTTCGTAGATCTCGCAGGGCAACTGGGCGAGCGACTCGGACAGCAAGGTCACACAGTTCTGCAGGATCGGCAGGGCCATGGCAGTTTCAGGCGTGACGCGCACGCCCGAGCTGCTGCGGCCCCGCCCGATCAAGCCGCGCCACAGCTCATGCCCTGCGTCGGACACCGAAGCAGTGCCTGCACCACCAAGCAAATTGGAGAAAAACATGTCAACCGCCCGTTTCAGATGCGCGAGCAGCGGCTGCGGCTGCGGCCCTGTCCGCCAGGAAGGCATAGCCGATCAGCATGCTGCCCGCGACAATCAGCGCGGCCGGCACACTGACCAGCGCGATGCCAGCAATCACCAGGCAAAAGCCCAGCAGGCCGGCCACGATGGACAAATACATCAGGGACTTCATATGCCCACACCCTTTTCATAAACAGATTCGCCATCGCCTACATCGCCGGTACTGATGCCGGTGGCCATCACCGCAGCAACGATCCCGTCGATGCGCCCGATCGACTTCGCTTTTTCCGGCTTGCGGTTGTTGGCCGGGTCGCTGACCGTGACTGCGTTGGCCGCGTTCCAGGTCAGCACCGGATTGCCGTCATGCCGCAGGGTCTCCACAACCTCAACTGCCTCGACGTCGATCACCTCCCCGTCCTCATCCAGCTCAGGAGCCAAGCCCAACAAGCGGCGCTCGAACTCATCGACCGCGGGCCCCATCGAGTTGAAGCCCTGGCCAAAACCCACCAGCTCGGGCAGTTCGATCGAGTGCTCGACCATGAGCTGCTTGAGATCCTCGATCCGCCAACGGTCGTAGGCGATGCGGCGGATATCGAAGAAATCGCAGATGGCCCGCAAGCGGCGCAGCACAAACAGCTTGCTGATCGCCCGCCCCGGTGTGGTCTCCAGCCACCGCTCCTTGATCCACACGCTGTAAGGCACGCGGTCTCGCTTCTCCCGCTCCTCCAGCTCGTGATCCGGGATCCAGAAATACGGCATCAGCCGCCAATGCGGGTCGTCAGCCGTGGGGAAAAACAGGATCACGAACGCGGTCAAGTCGGTGGTGCTGGAGAGATCCAGCCCCGCCACGGCAGGCCGGCCGCGCAGCATGCGCAGCGGCACCCGCTCATCGGCCTGCGACCACACATCCCACCCGATCCAGGGCGATGTCGCCTGGGTCCACTCGCAGAAGTTGAGCCGGCGGATCACCGCCTCTTTGGCCGGCAGCCCCCTGGCCTCACGCACCTGGTCGCGCAGATACTTTCGGCCCGGAATGCCATCGGTCTGCCCGTGCGCTTTGAAATCAAGCGACGGATTGGACTTTGGCCAGCACGACTCGTCCTTGAACGGGTCATCGCCCTTGTCCAGCGAGCAGATGAAGGCAAAGACCGAGTCGTTGACCTCTTTCCCCTCGCACACCCGCACGCCCAGCTCGTGGTATTGACCGCAGACCGTGTTTTTGTCGCTGCCGCTGTTGGTGATCATCACCACCATGGCGCGGCGGCGGCTCTTGCGACCGGCCAGCATCATGTTCACGACGGTCGCCGACTTGTGCTCGTGCACCTCATCGATCAAGCCGATGTGCGGACGCGGGCCGGACTGGCCATCGTCTGCACTGATCGTCATGAAGAAGCTGTTCGTGGGTTGGTAGAACAGGTTCCAAACCTTTTCATCCCGCCCCGATTTCTTCAACCTTGCGCTGAGGCTCTTGGACAGGTCCACCATGCTGACCGCATCGCGGAACAGGATCTGTGCCTGGTCGCGCTTCGTGGCCGCTGCATAGATCTCAGCGCGCTGTTCCTTGTCGGCCACCAGGCCATACAAGCCGATGCCGGCGACCAGGGGGCTCTTGCCCGAGCCTTTACCGGTCTCGATGTACACCACCGAGAAGCGCCGAAATCCGTCATCGGTGTACCAGCCGAAGATGCTGCCGACCACGAAGGCCTGCCAGGGCGCCAGGACAAACGGCTTGTCCTCGAACTCGCCACCGTTGAGGCGCAGCACATCCGGGAAAAAGCCCATCGCCCGGTCAGCGAGATCCTGCCGCCACACCAAGCCGCGACTGGCACCGTTGGCCCGGTCATCCAGGTGGCGGCGCACAGCAGCACGCACATGAGGCCCCGCAACGATCTCACCAGATAGAACCTGCTCACAGAACTGCCCGACGCGATCACTGGAAATATCGGTCTGCGGCATCTTTCACCTCATTGGGGAACAGCTCCCCCTGAGGAACCGCCACCTTCATGCTTCGCCGCGCCACCGGCGTGAACCCGAACGCAGCACCGGCGGCATTCATTCGCTTTTCGGCGTCATTGGCGAGCTGTCGCCACACGCTGATCTGTTTGGCCCCAGTCGCAAAGACCTGGACGTCACCGGAGTCCGCCATCTCGTTGTTCTTTACGACGATCAAGTGCCGGAAGCGGACCCAATCCGAATAGGCCTCGCAGTAACTCGCCAGGGCGGCCATGTCCAGGGAGTGAATCCAACCAAGTTTCAGCAGGTCGGGCACCACGCGCTGCCATTCGTCCTGCGCCTCGGGGCTCAGCCACTCGGGCATCGGTGGCGCGCTGGTGGCGATTTGCTCCTGTTGAACTAGCGCCATCAGATCGGCAGTGCTCATCTTGCTGGCGTTGCCTGAAATCAGATGATGAATCGCGGGTTTTGAGGGGCGACCAGAGTTTGAGTTGCCTGCCATGTGTGAATCTCCTCGATACCCCCCCTCCCACCATATTTCCCGGCGTTGCGAGCGAGGGGGAGCGGACGGTCTGGAACGAAGCCAGACGAAAGTTTTTTACCCCCCCTCCCCTTGCGCTTGGGTGCGCCAGTGGTGCCGAGGGTCGATGGGGCGGCCCGATGCATCGCATCCGGAGAGCCGGCCAGATTTTTCAAGGCGCTGTTTCACCGAGTCGTGACACAGCTTGCAGAGTGGCTGCCAATTCGCACGATCCCAGAACAGCGAACGGGCGGCAGCGATGCGCTCATCGTCTTTGCTGTCGAGCGCGTCACGCAATCGCGGTGCTTTGATGTGGTCGACCACCTGAGCCGCGACATGCTGACCACGCTCGCGGTGCATCGCACACAGCGGGTTCTCTCGCAAGAACACATCGCGGGCCTTCTGCCAGGCAGAGGTGTAGCCCCGGGAATGTGCTGAGCCGCGTCTATCGTCGTGGTCACGCCTCGGGCTGATACCGAACGCCATGGGATCTCCAATCAGGGAGGAACTGCAGCAGGCCAACCACCCACCACCAACACCCGCTGCAGCCCTCGCCTCATGCGACTCAATCAGGTGAATCGCATCAGGCGAAGCGCCAAAGAAAAACCCCGCACAGCGCAAACTGGGCGGGGTTCCGGGTTGTGCGATCAATCGCTAGACGCAGCTATCACACAATGCCTGAAATCTACCATAAAGGTCTATGACGGAAAACTCCTTTTTTCGTTACAGGCCAGTTCCTTCAACTTGAGCCGGGCTCGTTCCTGCTCCTCATACCAGCCTGCTATGGCCCGATCAGACTGTTCTAGGTTCGCCTTGATCGTTGACTGAGCACGGCCCATGCGCTGGGCCACACGGTGGATCGGCAGGCCCTCTGCATAGTGGTACTTGAGCACCAGATAGAGGTGACTTCGGCTGAGCTGCAGCGATCGCACCGCCCTGTCGGTCTGCTCGGCCTCAAGGCTGAGCAACGGCACGTTGGCTTCATCGCGACGATCAGCGCCGATGAACCGCACGAAGGTGCTTTGACTGGGGAAGCCCAGGCCGCCCGAGGCAGGCTGCGAGCACCAGCGCGCCCAATTTTCCAGCTTATGGCGAACCCACTCAATGCGCGCCATTGCCGTCCCCTGACTTTGCCGCCCAAATGCAGACGTGTGCACAGCCGAAGGTCACCATGTACATCGCGATCTCAGCGTTGATCTGAGGCTCATTGAAGGGAGTACCTACAACGTGCCCACGCTCGAAGGCATAGAAGCATCCAGGCTTTCCCCGCAGGCCCTGCCGCACCAGGGCGAATGCATCGTTTCCAATTTCCTTTGCCTTGGCCTGGATGCTTTGGTACACGTTGGGCATCTCCCGCTTGATCAAGGCAATCGTTTCAGCTTCATTCATCTGCAGCCCCTTTCTTCGATCCGTCCAGCCGTCCACCGTATTTATTGATTTCACACACACAACACAGGAGTCCCTGCGCACGTGCGCGAGCGGATGCGCACACTCGCCTGCGCCCACATCTAAGCAGCGCACTCATCAACCCATGCGGCGGCTCGACTGCCCTATCTGTCGATACGGCTGCCCATGGGCTCCATGCGGACGCCTGGACGGCTGGACGGATGCAGGCGCATCCACCATCGGCCGCCAGGCCCGCTGACAAGGATCGCTAGGTCATAGGCGCATGCAGGGACTTCCCCGCAACCGCACCACAACGCCGGCCGCGAATCGCGCCTCCCGCTGGCGTTGTGATGTGGCGCGATTCCTGAACCGCGACCTTTTCCGGCGCTGTGTGCGCCGATCTCTGGTCAGAACGGTTCATCGTCCCTGCCCTCCGATGCGTCAGGCGCACCCGCCCCCGCATCACCCGATTTCTCATCCAAGTCCTGGTCCTCGTAGACCGGAGGCCACACATCAGGACGGGCATAGCCCCGCCTGCGCTGACCGCCCGTCTCACGCCCAGGGATCCACCCGTTTTCCATCAACCAGTCACGGATCTGGGTTTCAAGCGCCGTCGTGCTCTTGCCTGGATCAGTGCCCAGTGCCATCACCATCTGGTCGACAGTCACAAAGGAGGTGTGCTGGTTCAACTCAGCAGTCGCCTTGCCATCACCACCTGGCGCACCCTCTCGGGTCAGCAGATTGAAGAGGCGAGCTTGCACGCTGGTCTCGACCAGGCGCTTCTTCTGCTCGGGCACAAAGTAGGCCTCCTCATCCTCTCGCGAGGGGAAGATCGGCACGCCCTTCTGAAACAGTGCCAGCGCTTCAGCAAATAGTTGCTCTCGCCACTTAGCCAGCCAGACCACATTGATGGGCTGCCCAATCCAGATTGGCCAGAAGCGCCGATTGCCGGTGATGTCATAGAGGTACTGGCGCTTGTTGGTCGTACACCAGATCACCACCTGCCGCGGGTGGGCCCGGACGTACTTGCCGTAGGCACCTCGGAATCGGTCTGTTTTGGTGGAAAAGAACTGCTTGACCGACTCACTGTCAGTGCGCCGAAAAGCAGTCATCTCACTCAGCTCATAGGCCCATATGCCTGCGAGCTGTTCCATGCCATCCTTCCCCGACCCAATATCAAAGTGGGTATCAGAAAAGAACTGCTTACCGACCAGCGTTTCCACGAGCGTTGACTTGCCAACGCCCGTGATGCCTTCCAGGACCACGCTGTAATCGAACTTACAGCCCGGCTCCATCACGCGAGCTACCTGACCAAGGAGCACATAGCGGCCGACCAGCTCCAGGTATCGCTTGAACTTGGGCTTGAGCTTTTCATTGCCCAAGCCCAGGATGTGGATCAACCACTTCTCGATACGCGACTTGCCGTCCCACTTCAGGCCCGTCAACCATTCCCGAACTGGGTGATATCGCTGCTCATCAGCCACGATCTCGATGGCCTCTGCGAGCGCTGATCGCGACGGGCTCCTGACCTTGTATTTCTTTTCCAGATAGTCGCCCAGCCTCAGCTCATCCTGATCCATCAGTGGAGCTGCCTCATCACGCCAGGGCCACGCCCGCCGAGTGCAAGGTTCATCTCGCAGCTCATCAAATGCAAGACACCCCTTCAAGCCAGGAGCGACCCGAAGTGCTTCGCACAGCATCTTTCGGTTGGGCTGCAATGCCCAAACCTTGATCTTCATCTGCTGCGCACAGAAGTGGAGGTACTCCGAGAAATCGTCAGCATCATCCCCATCGTTCGCGGAGCCACTGGCCCCAGGGCTACCGGGGGGATCGAGTTTTGGCGGGCCACCCGGGCCGGCAGATGCCTCGGCCGGCTCATCCCCATCGACATCAGCGGGCAAAGGTTGGGCCTGGCCGAAGAAAGAAAGAACGCGATCGAACGTCCATCCATCTGTCTCAATCGCATCAGCGCAATCCCATCCGTCAACGACCTCGCCCGGCTGGGGTATTGGGAGAATTTGAGCAGTGCATTGCTGCGTCTCGATGAGCTGCCGCCCAATGCCAACCATCGCGGCCCAGCCCGGTTGCTTTTTCAATGGCAACAATGGCTTGCCCTGCTGTATCACGGCCTGAGCCACCTTGTCGGGTGTTGCTTTACGTTCTGCTGCCGTGAGAGGCTCACGCTTCGCATCGCAGTCGGGCCAAAGCAAAACGTGATGGCCCTTAAGCCATGACCAGTCCGCTTTCTTCCAGGCCTTGCAGCCACCCGGCCAGCTCACCACGCAATAGACCCCCGGAGCACCTGCATCGAGCAGCCTCTGCAGGATCCCGGCCTTCTTTTCCCCTTCAACCAGAATGACCGTACGGCCATCGGGCAGGGAGAAACCGGGAAAATACAACGGCCGAGGCTCATCCCATTGGCGCCAGTTCCATTTGCTCGCCCCATCTCGCGCCGAAGAACACCAGGTGTAAGGCAAGGTGTCTTTGCCACCATCGCTCGTGACGAATCGCACCACATACCCATACAGGTCATCACCTACCCGATATTCAGCCAGGTGCTGCAGCTCCTCGGGTTTTCGGTGGTAATGCCGATGAGTGGCGGCCACCGCATTTGCCGGTACTGGCACAACGGTAGTCCACCCCTCTTCGGGCTTCGGTGGTTTTGATGGAACGGGCGCCGGCCGGGGAGCCCTTGCCGGCACAGGTGCGCCTGACGCTTGCTTCACCAGGCCAGCGACATCCTCAAGCGAATATTCCCGAGCGACTTGCACAGCGGCCCGGGCATTGGACAGCTCATTGATAGCTGCGTACAAGCTGATCAGATCAAGGCCGGCCTCACCTGTCGCAAAATCCTGCCATTTGCCATTCTTGGTACCAACCGAGCAGCTCGTACCCTCACCACCCGACAGCGACCCACAAACGTACTCACGCTGAGCAGACGAAGGCACAAACTTTCCACCCGGAAGCCACTGCGGCACCAATGTCTCAGCCTGGCCCAGCAGCGCATCTGCCAGTTCTCGGAATTTGATTGGCGGGAGGTCAGCCATGTACACCACCCGTTAAAGCAGGGGCAAAGACCGCCCCCGCCAGCACCTCAGCCGGCTCGCACAAGGTCATTCCCATGTCGCCCCTCAGATCGTGTGTGCGCCATCAGCGCTGGGTGCGGACATCGAAGGCCCCGCGGCCGCATGGGTCGTTGCCAATGCGTACTCAACAACCGGCCGGTTGCGATACGAGACACGACGCTCCCCTGCAGGACAAAGCACTTCGGCTTTCGCCATCTCATACACCGTCCGGCGGGCGGCATCACGTCCAACTTGGGCCGCTGCAGCCAGCTCCCGCAACGTTGCTCGCCGGCCATTGACACAAATCCGGTGAGCAGCAGCCAAGAGCGCGAGTCGAACCTCTCCAACTGGGCGCATCACACCCCCCCCCCGCTCACGCGACTTGCTGGCCAGGTTGCGAGCGCGCAAGCGCTCACCCAGGCAATGCAAACCCGCCATCAACTCGCTGCGCTCACGCTCGATGCGATCCAGCTCGTTATCGCTGATCTGGCCATCGGCCATGCTCTTGCAGACCTCGCCGCAAAGCTCAGCAAATTCATGCGAGGCCTCGGCCAGGGCGCGCAGCACATCATCGGCCTCGACCTCGACCACCTGAGGCAGTGGCACACAAAGCTGGCCGCACTCCTCAGCAAACGCGAACAGGATCCGCAGATCCCCTGTCATCTGGGTGATCTTGACCGAGTCCACCAGGCCCAGCTTTGCAGTGCCACGGCCAGCCAGTTCGGCGCCCAGCACATGCTGACCTTTGCCCAGGCGCACCGAGAGAGGTGATGCACCACCAGGCTGGTCATGCACCACGTTGTAAGCAGCGTCCAAAACGTTCATGACGAAGCCCCTTCGATTTCGATACAGACGAAATGCCCGGCGCCGAACAAACTCGCGCCATGAGCAGGAATAGAAGACCCCCGACTGCCTCGCACCGCCAACACGCATTGACCCCCACGGAAAACGCGCGGCCTTTTGGCGGAGAGGAGTGGCTCCAGGTGAGCAGCGGCGCGAGCTTGATCGGCAGCCGGGGGAAAGTTGACTACCCCAGCGGGGCAGAATGGGTGCGCCATGCGGTGCGGGGGATTGACACGTCCACGCATCGAATCACTCCACCCAATTCACAAAGGTGCTCTATGAGCAGTGAAATCACCGCCGCGATCAGCGGCTTCGCGGGCCTCGTCGGCCTTTTCAAGACCGCCGTCGAAGCCCGCGACTGGGCGAAGACCATTGAGGCGACCGCCAAATTGAACGAACAAATCATCCAGTCGCAACATACAACCATCGAGGAGCAAGCCGCCCGTGCGGTGCTGGTTGACCAGCTCAGCAAAGCCAGAGAGGAACTTCGACAACTGGAGGCTTCCTTGGTCAAGAAGAGCCAACACCGCGCGGTCGAAATCAGACCCAACACCTTTGTGCTTGAGGTCATGGATGGCATGGAAGTTGTCCAAGCGCCAGGTGTTCGCAGCTATGGCCGCCCCCTGCGCTACGCCTGTCAGCTGTGCCTGGAACGCGCCGGCAAGAGCATCCTCTTGCGCTACAACCCCAGCTACGACACAGGACCCGCTTCCCTCTCCTGTCCCAACTGTGGTGACACGATCCACTTGGACCGAAATCTGTATGAGTGACTGCAGAAGATGATCAAGCCTGCCCAGCGTTTGCATCACGCCCGCCATCGCTGCAGCGCCACTCAGCGGATTGGGCACCCCCTCCCTGGCCTGGTCAATCGACATCACCCATTCGCCAGGCTGCGCGCCCGCAAACTTTTCGGGGGTGTGCTCCCTGAACACAAGCTGCACATCCGTCGGGATGACATCCAGCAGGTCCTCCGTTTGGTCGAGAAAGAATCCCTGCTTAGGGTCAAAGCGCGCAATGCCTCCCAGCTCATCCACCAAGACGCAATGAGACGTTCGATGGAAGCGCGCCAGAGCGACAGCAAAGGTGGTTCGGCCAGAACCTTGACGGCCGACGATGTGAAGGATTTGGGTCATTGGGGTGGTCTCCTGGGGTTGGTGGGGGAATGGCGGGGCCGAAGTCATTGCATGGACTCGGACTGGGCGACAGGCTCGACAGCGGGGGATGGGGCCATCTGATGAATACTCGCGCGCGATCCTTCATCACCCTCTGCGTTCCCCAGGTGCTTGGCTACTGACTCACGCCACAACGCGGCCTGAACGCGATCACGAATGGAGGGTGTCAGCTCATCAGGCCATCCCGAGATGGCCTGCGGAGTGATGCCAATGTGCTTGGCGGCACTCTTAAGAGAGCCACCGAGGAGTTGGAGGGCTTCGGATTTCAGCATTCGCACATTAAAGCATGCTTTCTTACTGCGATCAAGAATGCTTTTTGCCTCACTTGCCCATCTATGAAAGACTGCTTTCATGCAAACGTACGGTGATCGCCTTGAGAGGGCTCTGGCTACCAAGTGGCCGAAGGACAGCAACCCTCGACTCCGGCTCGCGGAGGAAATTGGACTATCGGTTCAAGCCATCGGCCAGGTGTGCACCGGCAAAACAAAGGCGCTCACCGCAGAGAATCATGAGAATGCAGTCGAGGTCCTGGGATGCTCAGGCCGATGGCTCGCAACAGGGAGAGGTGAAATGTTCTTAGATGCTGTCACGGCACCAGGCGGCGAGTTGCTGCCCACTACAGCGCACGGGCTAAAAATCCCAGTGCTAGCCAATGCAGGGGCTATGGGCCCCGGTGAAGAAGCACTGCACGACGATGTGATTGTTGGGACTCTCACTGTGTCCCCAAATTGGGTATCCACCAGAATTCGACCTTCGTCTGATAAAGCCCTTCGTTTCATTCATGCTTACGGTGACAGTATGGCGCCCACGTTCGGTGATGGTGACGTCCTTTTGGTTGATACCGGCGCCCGAGACCCTTCGCACATTGATGGGGTCTATGTACTCACAGTCCACGAGAGACTTTTCATTAAAAGAGTACGACAGCGATTGGATGGAACAATCGAAGTCAGCAGCGACAACCCAACAGTGAAAACTATTGATGTATTGAATGGAGACCATCAAATCCAGGTTCTAGGCCGGGTGGTTTGGGCCTGGAATGGGAAAAAAATGTAACCAAACTAAAAGGGAGAAAATTACATGAAGAAAGTCCTATTTATCGCAGCCATAGCTGCGTGCACCTCAGCCATTGCTGAACCACTATGGGGCCTCACCGAGCATGGGATGTCTGTAGATGATGTCTCATCGAAGTACCCCTCGGTAAAGACAGTTACTCCATCCGATAAAAATAGATTAAAAAGTGGAGCCACTCTCCTATTAAAAATAGAGAGTGTCCCCATTGCAGAAGAGCCGTTTGAAGTGGAATTTTATTTCCTCAATGGCAAGCTCGACCAGGTGAATCTATCTCACACACGAAATGGAGCAACGCTGGATGATTGCGAGTACACCAACAAAAGACTTACCGAAGCCCTAAGATCAAAATACGGTAAGGAACTGGCATATTCGTCAAACCCAAACCTCGGAAAGTCTTCAAACATTTCGTGGGCCAGCGGGAAAACATCAATTACATCTAATATGTTCGCCTTTCCGGGTAGCTGCAATATCTTCATTATTTACAATCAAAGAATATCAAGCACATCAAACAATTTGTGATTGTTATGTGATCGGAATTTAAAATCATCAAACTTGGGAATAGATGCCCGGGAATTTGTATAAATAGTGCCACCATTTAAACTCTTCAGAATTCAGTCAGGCAACGTCGCGCCGTCCGATCCACAGTAGCCACTACCCATGGAGCATGGGAACCTGATGTCAGCCCGCATACCAAGCGGGCTTTTTTGTGCCTGCAGCACTACTACGTATGCGACTAAGTAGTTAGACACAGCCAGCAAGAAAGAATGCTTTACTCATTTTAAGAAAGTATGCTTTAATTCATCCCGCACCCCGCCCCGGGGCAGGAGATGAAGTTGAGCAACAACACACCCAGTGCAGACGTCTGCACACCGAAGCGCCCACGGCGCACCGCAGCACCCAAGCTGCCCTATCCCGACGTGCCCGCCAACGCGACTGGATCTGACTTTTGGCTGGTCCATGTTCAGCGTGACAAGGCCAAGTTGGCAGCATTCCGAAAGCATGCAGGCAGCGTTTGGACCAGATCGAAGAATGGCCCGCTTTCCGATGCCTTAGCCACTTGCATTCGGCTGCTGGAAGAGGAACTGGTCCAGCACCAAGGCTTTTTGGACGATGCGCTTGAAACTGAGCAGCGCGGGGTGCCAGCATGAGCCAAGCCCAAATTCGCAAAGTCAACAATGCCGTCCTGGACGTTTTGGGCCTGGCGGACATGGGTCACAGCCTGAGCGCAGTCACTGTGACCCTGCACCCGAATTCCTGGCCAACTGCGCGCCTTGAGCTGCTGTTACACAAGGCCACCGGCCGCACCGAGCGCCAATTCGTGCGCCTCGTGCCCAAGGACATCGAGACCAGGCAGACCGTCAAGGGATTTGACCTTGATATGGCGTGCGATCGGGCTCGCGCTGCAGTAGCCGAAGCAATCGAAGCCAAGGCCGGGCAGGTTTTGTTTGAGGCAAATCTCTCCTTTTCGGCGATCAGATTCCCCTCGTTCGCAACCGAACGTCTCCTTTACAGCCGCGAATATCAGACCGAACCGGTCAACACCGAGGCACTTGAGGCGTTCCGCGACTATCACCAAGCCAAGGTTTTCCTTAGCTTGGTTGCAGGAGCAATCGCCAGATGATCCGCTGCCACATCCAGGCCGGCGCCCTCTCCTACACCGGCATCTTTCACAGCGCGATCGAGGCCCTGCTCGATGCCATGGATCGCGTTCCCCCTGGCACCCCCATCTCTGCGAGGCCCATCCATGCCTAAACCCACTCAAAAACGCGGGCTGCTGATGCGCGGCCTTTTCCTGGCCGGTGGTCTGGTCCTCTACGTCCTGGCCCTGGTGGTCGGCGCCGTGTTCGACCTGGACTCTGGCGAGCAACCCAACACCCAGGAGCGTCAGCGATGACCGAGGCGATCGCCAATCACCCGCTGCGCTTCCTCCTGGCGGCCCTGTGTGCCTTCGTGGGCGCGATCGCGATGGCGATCGTGCTCTTCCTGGCCAACATCGCATTGGGGCTCTGACATGCCAGCACCGCAACCCCAAC